TATATAAATGGACAATAAATAATTTTGTAAAAATGTTTTCTAAAGATACTCACATTAATTGGATAAGATTAAGTAAATCAGGTGATAGTATTAAAAGAATAAATAGGATGACTATAAAAGAAGGAGTAAGAAAATTTAAATGACTGAGAAAGCTTTATTAACAGAATATAAATCTACGATAGCTGACTTAACAAAAGAAAAGCAAGAATTAAATGAGACTATCATACAGAAAGATAGTAAGATTAAAAAGATTCTAATACAATTAGAACAGGCTAATTCTGATATTCAATCTATGGGTTCTAAGATAGGTGAACTTCAGGAAAAGCTGAACAAGAAACAAACTATTAAATTAAACATCGACAAAAAGATAGAAGAAATACTTGAAAAAAAAGATGAGCCAAGTGTTGACAAGGATGATGAAATTTGATAGAAGTAAAATAATAATTAACAATAACAATAAAGGAAAATACATATGGCAATAATTGAAGGCACAGCTTACTGGGCTTCTCTGACACGACCAAACGAAAAGTTTGAACCTATGTGGAGAATTGATTTAGCAGTTGATGATAAGTCAGCAGATGAATTAAAGAGCCAAGGCATATCGCTTGGTGAAACTACTATTGATGAAAAGACTATTCCAAATATAGTAAGGTTCAAAAGAAAAGTACAGAAAGCTAATGGTGATAAGAATACTCAACCACAATTAGTTGATGGTGCTAAGAACCCACTAGATAAAATAGTAGGTAATGGAAGTAAAGTTAAAGTAATGTACAAACCATACGAATGGAACTTCAAAGGTAAGAAGGGAATGGGTTTAGACTTACAAGCAGTACAAGTAATTGACTTAGTAGAGTACACACCTAGGGAAGACTTTGATGCAGTCGAAACTTCTTCAAGTGGTGTTGACATCAAGGATGATTTTTAGTACTATCCAACTGTTGAAATGAAATTTAATTTTCATTTTTTCTTACTCCGAGGGGGTGGCGAGAAATTGCCACTCCTTTTTTTTGGACTCAATTAAAATTAACTAAGGGCGACAATGGAAGAAATAAATAAAAAAGGTTTTGTAAAATATCACTTACCCTGTCCACTATGTTCTAGTAGTGACGCAGTATCTGTTAACGCAGACAACTCAGCTTATTGTTTTTCATGTCAAGAATTTATAAAGGAATATGATATGGAACTACAACCAACAACACCTAAAAGTAAAAACGAATATGAAGTAAAAGACTTCATGAAAGAATCTAACTATGCAGAAATTATAGATAGAAATATTTCTGAAGACACCTGTAAAAAGTTTGGTGTCACAGTTAAGATGGATAACATGGGTACTATCACTAATCACTACTACCCATATCACGATACACAAGGCTCAAAGATAGCAACTAAAACTAGATACACTAAGCTAAAAGAATTTAGTATTCAAGGTAATACAAAAGATTCTGGATTGTTTGGTCAACATCTGTTCTCTAAAAATAAATACTGTATCATAACAGAGGGTGAGTTAGATTGCTTATCAGCTTATCAGATGATGTTAAAAGGTACATATCATACACCAGTTGTAAGTATTAAGAATGGAATTACTTCAGCAGTTAAAGATATTAAAGCAAGTTTAGAATGGTTAGAAAATAATTTTGATAATATCATTTTAAATTTTGATAACGATGAGCATGGTAGAGAAGGCTCAATGAAAGTAGCAGAATTATTTTCACCAGGTAAATGTAAGATAATGAATTTACCTGAAGGATTTAAAGATGCTTCAGATTGTTTAACACAAAACAAAATACAAATATATAATAAAACATTTTGGGATGCTAAAGTATTTGCACCAGATGGAATTATAAATGCTAATACATTATTAGATGATGTATTAAAACCAATCACTAAATCATTTGTTCAATATCCTTTCGAGGGTTTGAATAAAATTACTTATGGTCTACGACCTTCAGAGTTAGTTACATTTACAGCAGGGTCTGGACTAGGTAAGACACAAGTAATGAGAGAAGTAGTACATCACATTATAAAATCAACAGAAGATAATATAGGTTTGTTAATGTTAGAAGAAACACCAGTCATAACTTCAAAAGGTTTGATGAGTGTTGAAGCTAATCAAAGACTACACTTACCAGATGTTCATGTAAGTAAAGAAGAAATGAAAACATACTTTGATGCAACAGTAGGTACTGGTAGAGTATTTATGTTTGACCACTTTGGTTCTAACTCTATTGATAATATTGTTTCAAGAGTTAGGTTCTTAGCTAAAGGTTTAGATTGTAAGTATGTAGTCATTGACCATATAAGTATTATTGTATCTGACCAACAACATGGTGATGAGAGAAGAGCATTGGATGAAATCATGACTAGACTTAGAACACTTGTTCAAGAGACAGGAGTATCTATGATAGTTGTATCACACCTTAGAAGACCTGAAGGTAAAGGTCATGAAGAGGGAGCATCAACTTCACTATCACAACTTAGAGGTTCGGCTAGTATAGGTCAGCTAAGTGACATGGTTATTGGGCTTGAGAGAGACGCACAGAACGATGACCCTGATGTTAGGAACACCACTAGGATAAGAGTATTAAAGAATAGATTCTCTGGTATTACTGGTCCTTGTTGTGATTTAAAATATGATATAGATACTGGTAGACTTAATGAGGTAAAGTCTGATGACTTTTAATAAAGTTGTATTTGATATAGAAACAACCATGACTGCTGATAAGATATGGTGTATTGTTTGTAAGCATGGCGATACTTATTATCAGTTTAAAGAAGATAGATTGCATAGGTTTGCTGAACTAATAAAACAAACTGAAGAAGTAATAGGTCATAATATAATTGGATTTGATATACCAGTAGTCAATACAATTTTTGGTTATGATGTATTTGCTAATTGCAAAGTAACTGACACTTTAGTTTTATCTAGATTATTAAATCCTATGATAGAAGGTGGACACTCATTAAGAAACTGGGGTACTAAGTTAGGTCAAAACAAAATACACTTTGAACAGTTTGATTATTTCTCTGAAGATATGTTAACCTATTGTAGAAATGATGTTGAACTAACTGAAAGACTTTATAAATTTTTAATTAAGAAGACAACAGACTTTGGTCAATCAGTTGAACTTGAACATAAGGTTGCACAAATAATTCAGAAACAACATGAACGAGGATTTAAAATTAATGTTGTTGAAGCATATGAATTACAATCTAAGTTTCAAGAAGATATGAATGACTTAACTACTAAGGTAAGACAAACTTTTCCTCCAATGAAAATAGAAGAAGAGTTTATACCTAAGTCTAATAACAAAGCAAGAGGTTATGTGAAGGGTGTTCCCTTTACTAAAGTTAAATACAAAGAATTTAATTTAGGTTCAAGACAACAGATTGCTGAACGACTAATGTTACTTGGGTGGAAACCTAAGAAGAAAACAGATAAGGGTCATGTGATTGTTGATGAGAAAGTATTATCTGAAATACATAATATACCTGAAGCTAAATTAATAAACAGATTCTTAATGCTACAGAAAAGAATTGCTCAAGTTAATTCTTGGATTGAAGGCATTAAGGAAGATGGTAGAGTACATGGTAAAGTAATAACCAATGGTACAATTACAGGGAGGATGAGCCACCAGTCGCCCAACATGGCTCAGATTCCTGCTGTGTACTCTCCTTATGGTAAAGAATGTAGGGCATTATGGACAGTAAACAAAGGTTATAAATTAGTAGGTGTTGATGCTTCTGGACTTGAGTTAAGAATGTTAGCACACTACATGAATGATGAAAGGTACACACATGAAGTCGTTAATGGAGATATACACAGAGCAAATCAAGCTGCTGCTGGTTTGGAATCAAGAGATAAGGCGAAGACTTTTATCTACGCATTTATCTATGGAGCAGGTTCAAAAAAAATCGGAAGTATCATTGGAGGTTCGGAAAGAGATGGCGAAAGAGCTAAAGAAAAATTTCTTAGAGCAACACCAAGTCTTAGAAGCTTACGAGAAAAAGTGGAACGAGTGGCTCAACGAAGATGGGTCAGAGGACTCGACCAAAGAAAAATAATAATAAGACATCCTCACGCAGCATTGAATACTTTATTACAAGGAGCAGGTGCTATTGTTATGAAGTATGCGTTGACATTGCTAGAGGAATATGTTATAAGAAAACAAATCAAAGCATTTCCAGTTGTAAATGTACATGATGAATTTCAATACGAGGTTGAAGAAAGTAGAGCCGAAGAGTTTGGAAGGTTAGCAGTACAATCAATTATAGATGCAGGTAAACAATTAAATGTAAGGTGTCCACTAAATGGCGAATATAAAATCGGAAACAACTGGTCAGAAACACATTAGTACGATAGCAACAGACATCAAGCAATTGATTTCTGATATCTCTACTGGTAAACCTGCCAACATGACAGAGGAAAACTTAAATGTTTTTCTTAATAATATTAAAGAAGCTATTCTAGCTTGGAATACTTCTCAAGTAAAAGCAGAAAAGTATGAAGGCAAACTTAGAATGTCTTCTATTGGTAAACCTGCAAGACAATTATGGTATGATAAACATAGTCCTAAAGATAGAAAAGATGAAGACACAGGATTAAATTTAAAATTCTTATATGGTCATATCATTGAACACTTAGTACTATACTTAGCTGAACTTGCAGGACATAAGATAAAAGACCAACAAAGAAAAGTTGAAGTGTCAGGAGTATCAGGACATATAGATAGTATTATTGATGGTGAGGTATGTGATGTTAAGTCAGCTTCACCTTTTAGTTTTAAAAAGTTTCAGTCAGGTGAGATAGTAGGTGATGACCCATTTGGTTATCATGCACAGTTAGCAGCATATGAAGAAGGTTGCGATACAAAAGCAGGTGGCTTTCTTGTTGTTGATAAATCTTCTGGTGATATTTGTTTTTACAAACCAGATGATATGGCTAAACCTAATGTTAAGTCTTTGATTAAAAACCTAAGAGAATCTTTAGAGAAAGATACACCACCAGAAAAATGTTATGAGTTTAAGACAGAGAAGAATGGTAACAAAACTTTAGCTACTGGTTGTATGTTTTGTCCTCACAAATGGGAGTGTCATTCTGATGCTAATGGTGGTAAAGGTTTAAGAGTATTTAAATATTCTAATAAGAATGTTATGTTAGCTGAGGTTGTTAAAGAACCTAATGTAGATGAAATTACAAATCAATATAAGGAACAATTAAAAAACTATGGAAAGAGAACTGAAACACAAGCACCTGCTAATTAGAGCAGAGGTACAAAACCCACCTAAGAATGAAGAAGAAACTATTTCTTGGATGAGAAAATTAATTAAAACAATTGATATGAATATACTTGCAGGTCCTTATTCTTCACAAGTTTCTAAGAAAGGAAACAAAGGATTAAGTGGTGTTGCTATTATAGATACATCACATATTAGTATTCATACTTGGGATGAACAACAACCTGCGTTAATTCAATTAGATGTTTATTCATGTAAAGAATTTAAGAAAGCAGATGTTATAGATTGTTTAGAAGAGTTTAAACCTATAACTGTTGAGTATAAATACTTCGATAGAGAAACTAATTTTATAGAGGTAAAATAATGAAGTGTTTTATTTGTAATGGTGATGTACTTTGGGGTAATGATTTTGATGCTGAAGATGTATATGACAATGATGAATATTTATTTGTAAGTAATTACAGTTGTAAAAATTGTAATGCTTCATATGAAGTTTGTCATGGAAAGAAAGAAAATGAATAGTAAAAAAATGAAACCTATAAGACGAAAAGCAAGACACATACTTGTTGAATGGCTACAGTCTTTATTGTCTAAAGAAGAAGCTAGTAAGATTAATTATAAAAATGTATTTGATTTTATACCTAATCAAACTCATTACTATGATAGTCAACAACAATTTAGATTACAACCTTGGTCTTACAAATGGATAGTAAAGAAACTAAAAAGAAATTCAGAGTTGACAATAGATGATTTAAATGCTATGTTACAACCAACAGAAAAACAATTAAGAAGACAGGATAATATAATATAATGCCAAGTAAAGAAATGTTTAAAGGTGTTGCATATGACAGTTTAAATAAGCAAGTTGATGGCGACCATTATAAAGGTATGAAAATTCAACCTGCTCATTTTATAAATGAGAATCAATTATTATTTGCAGAAGGTAATGCAATTAAATATATTTGTAGACACTCTAAAAAAGGAAAACAAAAAGATATAGAAAAAGCAATTCACTATTTAGAAATGATATTGGAGAGAGACTATGACTAATGAATCACAGATAACACAATTAGAAAAAAGAGCAAGAGGTTTTCGCAGAATTATCTCAGCACTAAATGATTTACCTATGTATGGTATTAATCCACACTTAGATAAAATACTTCATGTTAAGATTGATGCATTAAAAGACCATCTTAAATTAAAGATAACAAGAAACAATAATAAGTTAAATGAAATGTATACTGAAAGTATAGATAGTTTAGCTGATGATGATGGACAACAAGGAGAAGTATCCCCTGTTGTTATAGAAGATATTCATGCTGTAGATAGGACATACGAAAATGACAAATAATATTGTAGGATTAAATGGTAAGAATATTAAACCACCTGAAAAAAAAGATGTATATAATTTAAGAGTATGTTTAATTGGCTCAGATGATATAGACATCAAAAGAGTAGAAACATTTGGTGTTGCTGAAGATGGTTTCTTTATGGTAAAGTCTTTAGACAATCCTAAGTTTCCTGTATTCATGACTAATCCTGTTAGAATTAGAACTATTGAAACATATAAAGAAGGTACTAAACCTATGACTAAACTTAGAAGCGAGAAGAATGATGATGATTTTCTTGTTGACTTACTGAAAGAGAAGCATGAAAACCAATCGAAAACTTAAACAAAAGAAAAGAGTTAGAAGAAAAGAAGCACACCTCATGGGCTTCAAATTAATTATTAATAATCAAGGACAATTCATAACTGAA